GCTTTGAAAAGCCTATTGCATCTCTGGAAAGAGATAGCTGACGAATCAGCTATCAGATGTTGTACAAGCGCCGCCATGGACTGGAAAACAGTCCTAGGTAGGTACGAAAACGAGGGTTTTGGTTTTATGACCATCACCCTTCCTGATTTCGGAAAGGACTTCGAAAGAAGTCTTGACCGAGGCCAGGTTGATCGTCGTCTCTTTACCGGATTCCGGAAAAGAGGAGAGCTCCCCCTATTTCTAGGAGGTTTTCTCGATCTTGTTTTCGACCGTAACAGCGGTGTGTTGCTCGACGAACCTAGTGTCGACGCAATTCTTGCTATCAGGCAACTAACGTTGCTTGTTAGTAAGCTTTTTCTCAAGAGTAGCGATACTCGTGAGAGAAAGGCGATGCGACAGTTCATCGAGTGTGAGCAGGATGTCCGGGAAGCAGACGAAAGGAGGACCGATGAAGAAATTCACCGTTTCCGCCGCATGTCTGCTTTGCTTTTTCGGCACGTATTCACCCGAGTCGATCGCGAGATCTTCAACGGTGAAGCTGTGCCGAAGCACGGACCAGGAAGTACTGCTGATAAACTTACCGGAAACGGCAAGTATCAACAGTCCACTTGGCCCGCCCGCCTCGAGAAAGTCTTTAGTTCTTCAGACTTTCTCATTCCGAACTATCGTTACTACGATAGTTTGGAGAGGGTTGACATTCTCGAACCTGACGCCGAGATCCCTGTCAAGGTTATCTCGGTGCCTAAAACGCAGAAGACCCCCAGAATCATCGCCATTGAGCCTACTGCTATGCAATAGGCGCAGCAGTCGGTCATGGAGCTCATTCTGGCCGCTATTGAGGTGGGTGACCCCCTCTCAAAGCGAGATAGATGGTTTCACTTTCATCTGTCTAACATGATCGGATTCAAGGACCAAACGCCTAATCAGCGTATGGCCTGCGAAGGTTCGTTTTCAGGCGAACTAGCAACGCTCGACTTGAGCGAAGCTTCCGATCGGGTCTCCTATCAGCTCGTAATGGACATGCTTCGAGACTGGCCTCATTTGCGTGAGGCGGTCTCAGCTTGCAGGTCCACGAAGGCTGATGTACCTGGCCACGGGGTTATTCCCCTAGCCAAGTTCGCGTCTATGGGTTCGGCGCTCTGCTTTCCTATGGAAGCAATGGTGTTTTTAACACTAATCTTCCTAGGGATCGAAGATGCGCTCAACACACAGTTGGGTCTGAAGGAGATAAAATCTCTTTCAGACCAGGTGCGTGTCTATGGAGACGATATTATCGTCCCCGTAGAATATGTACGCCACGTGATCTCGTCACTAGAGCGCTTCGGCGCAAAGGTGAATGAGCGCAAGTCTTTCTGGACTGGTAAGTTCAGAGAATCCTGCGGTAAGGAGTACTATGACGGCCAAGACGTTTCCATAGTCAAGGTCCGACAGTTATTCCCGACATCACGTGCGAACGCTACTGGGATCATCTCATTGGTAAGCCTTCGTAACCAGCTCTATGAGCATGGTTACTGGCAAACCGTGAGATGGTTAGATCCTAGGATACGGAAAATGATTAAACATTTTCCGACGGTCCTAGAGACCTCTCCAGTGCTAGGTCGCCGCAGTTTTCTCGGATATGACACCGAGAAGGTCGGCGATAGGCTGCATAACCCCCTCGTCAAGGGTTACGCGGTTAAAGCTGTGTTACCAAGAAATTCTCTTGATGACGCAGCTGCCTTGCTCAAGTTTCTGCTCAAGCGTGGCGACGAGCCACAGTTTGATCCGGAACACTTGAACCGTTCGGGACGGCCCAGCGTCAACATCAAACTGGGATGGTACTCTTCCGTGTGAACGGAGGAGTGGAGAAGGAATTCTCCGGTGGGAGAGACCAAAGTCTACGGTTAGGGCGCTATCTATAGGCCCTCATTGTAGTAGTCTCTACAACGGGATAGGCGGG